AATATCCGTTGGCCTGGTTGCCTCTGATCCGTCCCTTTCGGTTACGTACGCATCCATGCGAATAGGAAGGGAGTTTTTCTGCGCCCAGGGTAGGGCAGAGGTAAAGTAATCTTTTTCCCAGGCCCGGTTGAGTAATGGACTTTCAAGAATTTTGGATTGAAATTGCTCGTCATGAATATCATACTCGGGCTGCAAGTTTTCATCCCGGTAGTAATCATTGAAGATCTGGTAGTATGCTTGGAAAGGGAGAATATTAATCTTTTGGCCTGATCCGGCCCAATCCCCCGGAGGTATACCGATATGATCCGCGAGAGATCCAATATCACAACGCCCTAAAGGCCTTGTTGGTAGTGCCTCTTTTTTTTCACCCGTCATAATCGGATAGAAATCCGGGTTTAAGATCCGGTTTGGTACAAAAAAATAGTGAATGTACGAGTTGATCCTGTGCATCACAGGAGAGACCAACGGGGCAAACCTGATAAGGGCCTGGGTGTTTATTGTGAATTTGTCCCCTGGAACAACTTCCTGCACCAGGACGGGGACGAGTTTACCCATCTGCATAGATAGTTTGCGTTCATGTGAGAGATCAAAGGCGCTCTTTTTGATCCGTGCGCCCGTTACGTAGTTGAATAGTTTTGAACTCATAGTTTTTTTGATTTTTTTGAAAGGTTATTACTGTGTTTTAATAGCGCTATTTCGGCGTATCGTGTTTTGATACTTTTTTCCGCATCGCGTTTAGCAAGATATTCGATAGACTTTTTCCGGATCTTGTCTTTTTGGGTAGTAGAAAATATACGGTCAGCATAGTAACGAGGGATAATATATTTAACACCTCCTCGTGATGTTCCGATATTTGTGAGATTAGATTTATGAAACTTTGTCGCATGTTTAAGGTAAATTTTGCCCAATCCTTTAGACATTAGGGCAAAGGGTTTTAGACTCTTTTGGCTGGTATTGTTCACTATGTAGCCAGTAACATAGTGTATACTTTCGTCCGTGACTTCGCCATGATCTGTTCGACCGAGAGGGCCCTCGGAATTGGCCCACTTGTCTGTTAATGTCCAGATGTCCGCGTTGAAGACTATGGCGTGCATATGGGGGCGCTCATTGTCCGTTCCATACTCGCCAACTGCGTAATATTTAAGGTTTTTACACTCTTTTCGGACTCGTTTAAAATAGTCCTGGAGATCCTTCTTCTTAAATACGGGCACTATTTCGCCCGTATCCTGGTCAACCGCCAGGGGGAGATTTTCATCGTTGTAGGTTAGAGTCAGGAAATCGCTTTGCGTTGCTTCGTTGAGTTCCTGTTGTAGTCGCAGAGACCATCCAGCCCGGCGGACTTGTAGACATTCTAAACAAGATCCACAGGGGACGGTCATGTGCTTGCCTGTTTTATAGGCCGTTACGCCCTGATTTTTCAGGGTGATAGGTGATAGACACATTTTTTTTTATTTCAGCATGTCAAAGAACCTGAAAAGGCCATCCCCCCCCGGCCAAGACCCGGAGGGGGATGTTAAAAGACTTTACAGTCTTATGCCTCCTCTTGAATTGTTGTAAGAAGCCAGGCGCTTGCCTGATTTGTAACCTCTTGATTTTCTGCGGTTTGATCGTCTGTAGGTCATGTTAGTAAGTGTTTAAGTGTGCAATTTAAAAAGTTTTTTTATTCGCCCGACTCGTCCCAGTATATTTCACCCGGGCCGCGTGCGGATTTTGGGAGTTTAGATCTTTCCCAGGTCTTCATGAAATCATTCCAGGTGGCTGTGCCCTGAACTGCTTTAATTCCCATGCGTAACCAGTAAGGATCTTTGTCGATGTTCATCCCTGAACTGTTGTATTCATCTAGCCAGGTCTGTAGTTTTTCTTTTTCCAGGGCAGTAAGATTTGCCCGTTCAGTTGCAGCAAAGGTTTCAGCCTTGATTTTTTCAACATTCTGTTGTTTTGCCTGTAGATCGTAAGGCCATTCACTTGCCTTTTGATTCATTTCGCGTAGTGCAAACTGTATTTGAAAGGGTTTAAGGCCCAATTCGAGGCCTTTTAGTATTAATTCTGTACGTCTTAATTTAGTTTGTGCCGCGATGTTATCGGTAGTGGCCTTTACCTGGTCAATTTGACCCTGTTTAAGCCTGTAGTCCTGGTATATTGATACCATATCCGGTACTGCGTTTTTTATTTCAGTCCGGTTGAAAGAAGGAGATCCGTGAGCCTGTACGCCGCTACTTGCGGCCTGTCCGGCTTCGCCTCGTGAGTACATTAGAGCCGGGTTAAGTCCGGCGTCTGTAAATCGCTGCATCTGCGATTTAGGAGAATTATAATCGTTGGCCCTGTTCCATTGTTCCAGGTCTTTTGAATATATATAGTCAGTCATCTGGTAGGCATGTTCGCGGTTGCCCGCGTTTTGATTGCTTTGATAGATGTTATCTACCAGAGTGTTAGTGAGTTGGCTTCCGCCCTGTATTATTGATCCGACTGCGTCTGACATAAGTATTTAGTTTGTAGTTAGTTAACTTCGTTTCTTAACGTACGATCCACACCGTAAGTAATTGAGAATTAGCCCGGTGTCGATTAGCACAATATAACAAGAGTGTTATTGTGCTTTGTGTTGGCTTATTGGAGGTTTGTTCCATCCCTCCAAAGCCGCGAGGGATCGCGTGTGCGCTCATACTTTGGCCCGGTGGACTCCTCCATCCGCTTCGCTACTTCCGTCGTTGTACGGGCCTGTAATCGCGTTTCCGCTGATCCCTCTTGAGAGGTGGGCACTGCGTGCCCCTCTTTTTTTATGCGGCCAGGAGAGGAAATAGGGCCGCATTGGCTCGGGAGGTGTTCCACTTCCCTCACTTTTGTTCCGCCTGTTCCACAGCCTGAACTGTGGTAGTAGTAACCGTGACATTGTCCGGTTTCTTGTTTTTTTCAGCCCAGGCCTGCATTTTTGCTTGTACCTGGAGACGAAGACCCAGGACGCGATTGCGTGCCAGGTCTATGTCGGTGAGATCTTTAAAGACCGGGTTAGGCTCTGTCTGATCCTCATCCGGCCAGATCTGCGCCCGGCTGGTCTCCATTGGCAGGCCATTAGTCCATTTTTCGAGCATTTTGTCGATTGGTTGGACTTGGCCCGGTATAGTCATTGAAGGCATTGTATTTACTTCGCCGTTAACTTCGTAATTCCGGCGGTTTGGATTGTTGTAGATAGGTTTGAACATAGTTTTAAAGTTTGTTTTTTGTCGGCCTTGCCGACAGTCCCCGACCTTTCGCCGTTGGCGAAAAGACTACGTCATTTGTTGTTTATGGGACTGAATTTAAGGCCTGATAATTAATTTTTGAATAGTCTGGATGATTTTCTGTAGATCGAGAAACGACATGAAAGAACGCTTCGCTCTTATAGGGGGGAGACCCCCTATAACCCCCTAACTGGTGTTAATAGTTTCTGATCGGAGATAAGTATAACACTCTATTAATGAGGGTGTTTCCTCCATGAGATCGTGAAGCTCGCGGCCATACATAGCCGTGATCCTAGTTTTGCCTGTTGGCATCCTTAACACGACTTTATAGATATGCCTCATAACTCGGGAGTATTGAAGAAAGGCATTGGCCGTATAGCCGTAATTTTGTGGTAGAGTTGAACCCAGAGGTGTTCCTTTTGGTTTTCAACCGCGAAGATCCGCGTTGTAGGATCACATTTGATAAAATCAGAATTAAGAGACGGGGCATTAACGAAATCCCTTACCATCGTCCAATGCTTTAGGGATTGCCTGAAATCCCCATGAACCGTTGATTGCATGTATTTGTACTCTGCATACCTGGATTGATAGCCAAAAACGTCTTCATTATCTTCCGGAGATGTATCAACAAGCATAATCTCCTTGTTTTTAACTTCCTGTTCGCCCAACTGTGCGAAATCAGGAATATAGTAGTCAAGCATTGCTTCGCGTTGTAAGAATTTCGGGAGTCCCTGCATGTAGTTCGGTTCAGGAATCACTGACATGATCCCAATTATGAACCCATGTTCCTCGCAGAACTTCGAGCCAAAATTTTGAGATCCTACGGAGATCCCGTGACCGTACATTTCACCAACAGGTTTTGCGCCTGTGTCTGTATCCAGGTCGCGCCCGGTAGTGTTAAGCACTTCGGAGATAACAACGGGAGTTTTCCCCCCCCCTATGTATTCGGCCCGTTGTAGCCTTGCATCTTTGGAGTTGATATTCCATGTTCCTTTGAGGTATTCGGTTGCACGAGTGCCCACTCTTGCGGCCCTTTCATAGAATTCCTGGAGACGCTTTGCGATACGGAGCTCGGCAATGTCGACTGTAACCTCATCCACATTGAGAATATTGATCGGATTGCCTGCGGAGTCCTGGATCTCACGAGCCCAGGCTTCAGATCCGATTGCACCGAGTTTGATGTCACCCGTTGCCGG